CACGAAACTTTGCGGGTAACTACACTGGTAACTATAATAGAAACTTCATCGGGGATTATGCTAGAACCTTTACAGGTAACTATACTAGTACAACCATTGGGTCAGGTAACGAAAACATAGAGACCTACACCATGTACGTAAGAATTGTATAAATAGGATGATATGGGAACTACCACACTAAAACTCGAAGGCACTAATGGTGACCTTAAAGAGATAACTACCTCAGAAGAGAACTATCTTGCTTATCAAGCAGGACTGCATCTCTCTGCGTTAGATTCAAGTGACGTGGCATCGATTACTGAGGTCAGTACTAATAACACTATAATTGGTGCATTTACTGATACTAGGTATGATGATGCTTCTGGGACACACGGGTTTACAGATGGCAATGCTCCGGTGCAACAGACGATAACCTCATTATATCAAAGAGAGGGGGTGACTGATTTTGCGGGAGACTCTGCGGCATATAGATATCCTCTAGAGTTCACCGACAATAGCGGAACACCCGAACTACACGAATTAGATTCCGCAGAAGTTGATACAATAAGTGACCGTCTCCTATCTCGTATCGCAGTATCAGAATATCCTGGCGTATATAAACTTGCGACATCTGCTCCCACTGGATATACCACATACAAGTCAAATGTATTTTCGGATAATTTGCAGACAGGTGTATCTGGAACTACGTACAATATCTATGTAAAGAACACAATGTCGGCCCCGACTGCGGTGAGACCTGTTGCTATCAAGAGATCAAGTGGACTGACAGGCACCTTCCAAGGTGTCCAAGAGATGACCGATGCCGAGATACGATATAGTTTTGGTTCAAGGGTACAGTCACGCATCTCAAATAGCAGTGCCGGTATTGGTACATACCAGATGCGGAGTTCCGCACAGGGTGCGCCATCTGACACGGGTACTTGGTCAAACCGAGGTACAGCATCAGACACTCGTTACAACACAGTGAATACTGACTATGCGGCCGCATACACAAGAACTCGTTCTAGTAACTATGTTGGTAACTACAGTAGAAACTTCGCAAGAACCTTTGCGGGAACATTTACTGGTAACTTTGTACTATCTTTCATTGGCAACTATACAGGTAACTACTCAAGAAACTTTGGGGGAGACTATACGGGTAATTATGCTCGTACTTTTGTTGGTGACTATATAGGTAACTATGCTCGAAACTTTGCGGGTAACTATATTGGTAACTACAGCAGAAACTTCTCTGCGGTGTATAGTAGAACTCGTGTAACTGATTACGTTGGTGACTTCACTGGTAACTTTACTGGTAACTACTCACGCAACTTCCAAGCAGATTACCAAAGAACTCGTGCAACAACCTATACGGGTAATTATGCGGGTAACTACTTAGGTAACTATGTTGGTAACTATGCTCGCGCATACTCTGCGGATTATCAAAGAACACGTACTGCTGTGTTTACTGGTAACTTCTTAGGAGACTACGTTGGTAACTTCTTAGGAGACTATACTGGTAACTTCGTAGGTAACTATACAGGTAACTTCGTAGGTAACTATACTGGTAACTTCGTAGGTAACTATGCAAGAACAAGAGCGACTGCATACAACAGAACTCGTGCTACCGCATACAACAGAACTCGTACAGCCACTGGCAACTATGCGAGAACACGCACAGCAGGTGCTACATATGCAAGAACTCGTGTAGCAGGGGCTTCATACGCAAGAACACGTTCAGCACAGCTTTCTTATTCTCGCACCATTGGCAGTGGTAGTGGTCAAACTTATAACTATAACAGAATAGTGTTCTATCAAGGTAACTATGCCAGAAGTTTATACTATGTTGGTAACTATGCCAGAACACTTTACTATGTTGGTAACTATGCCAGAACTTTATACTATGTGGGTAACTACACGGGTAACTTTGTGGGTAACTACACTGGTAACTTCGTAGGAAACTACTCAAGAACACGTGCTACCGCATACAACAGAACTCGTGCTACCGCATACAACAGAACTCGTGCTACCAACTACCAGAGAACTCGTGCCACCAACTACCAGAGAACACGTGCAACGAATTACACTGCTTACTACTTAGGTAACTATGTTGGTAACTATGCTCGTGCATTTTCTGCGGATTACCAGAGAACGTCTACACGTACTCGTATAACTGATTACGTTGGTAACTTCTTAGGTAACTATGTTGGTAACTATGCTCGTGCATTTTCTGCGGATTATACCACCAACTTTACCCAGACATTTACTGGTAATTTCCTTGGAGAATATACCGGAAACTATGCTCGTGCGTACTCTGCGGATTATCAGAGAACCAGAAGTTCCGCATACTCACTGGCCTATAATAGAACAAGAAGTTCGACCTATTCTGCTGTCTATCAAAGAACACGGACTTCGAGTTATGCGGCTGATTACCTTAGAACATCTACGACCGATTCGACTAGGGCGTCCACTGGGGTATCTACGGTGACTCGTTCGAGCGCATACACTTCAACTAGCACACAAGACTTTGCTGGTAATTACACAGGAAACTATGTAGGAACCACAATTGATACCAACTCGTCTACTATTGAGACATACACCTTATATCATAGAACGGCATAAATTACTTATATATAAAACTGAATGAAACAGGAGACTATAATGTCTAGAACATGGTTAGATAATGCGTTTTGGGAAACACCCAGAAAAGAGTTATTAAACGCAATAAGCGAAGAAGTTGACGGTAATAAAACTAAACGTCAGGTTCACAAAATAGAGAAATTGAATGCTGATGGCACCCCCAATGAATTGTTCATAGAAGCGATTGAATTTCTCGGTGAAGAAAAGATTAATGCTTCTAGTCAAAAACGATTGTCGAAAAAACAAGACGAAGCAGACATCGAAAAACAAAAGAAAATGGAACACGAACGTGCAAAGAAACTAGAACAACTCTTTGAGTATAAACTAGAAACCTTTGAAATTCCAGAGATTAAGGAATCCAAAAATCGTTTGTTGAAATCAAAACTAAGACGGTCTAAATCTGTCCCTGAAGTGAATTTATATGCTATTTTATTGGTACAGGAATCATTAGAAGATGTCGGAACTAAGTAAAGGTTTTGTTATTGTTGCATCAAGAAATATTAATTTTTACACTTATGCAATAAATCTAATACAATCAATCAAAGACTATTACCCAGAAGCACTCATCACCTTGGTGACCGAGGAAAGGTTCTTTGACGGCCGTGAAACCGAAGACACTGATCAAATTATCATCTGTGGTGGACACTACCGTGAAAAACTGTGGGGTATGGCAAACACACCTTATGACATTACGATGTATGTCGATGCAGATATGGAGTGTGAACACGAAGACATCATGACAATCTGGGATGAGATGAAAGACTATGATATGGTCTTTCACGAGTTGACCAAGGAACGTGAACAATTCTATGCTATTCGTGAGTTCAAGTACAATGGTGGATATGAGAAGTATAAATTGTGCGGGGGAGTGTGTTTATATCGCAGCGGAAGTCCATTAGTAAAAGAGTTTATGGACGATTGGTATGAACTGTATTGTAAACAATATGATAATAGATGGATGCCCGATGGATTCGATAAAGAACAGTGGGTTAAAGACCTCCGACATTTCGATCAGACAACCCTCTGGTGGTTAGTGAATAAGGTTGATAAATACAAAGACCTCAAGATTGGAATCTTTGAAGATGATATCCGATGGAATTACTTTACACAATACGGATACGAAGGTTTGAAGTCTAAGACTGGTGCTCCACCTATCCTTAGACATTACTCAGGATGTTTACAAAAGGACACACCTATAGTATGATTGATGTCCCTATCAACAACAAAGAAATACTAGCAACCCTGAAAAAGTTCGAGTGGTATTACGAAAATCGGGAACATATTAGTAAGTATTTACAGAAAAATGGTCGTAAGGAAGACCGTGAACACTTTATGTCTGACGAATATCGTGACGAGGTTATTGCTCAAGATACCGGCCACGAAGGTTTCCCTGATGCTTCATATAGTTATAGTCTGAAAAATGATAGACTGTATGAGATTGAAGAGTCCCGACAACCCGATCACGGAAAGGAGATGGTTAAGATACTTGCGAAGTATGGTGAGTTGAATACAGAACTCTGTACACTATTGTCTACAAGAAACAACGCATTACAAATTATGTATCCACCAGAGGGGTTTATCTCGTGGCACAACAATGCCAATGCTTCGGCATATAACCTAATCTTTAGTTGGTCAGAAACTGGTGATGGTGATTTTAGGTATGTTGATGGTCATACTGGTAAGATGGTTGTCATGAAAGACAGGAAGGGGTGGCAGTGTAAAGCTGGATACTTCGGTGCGTATGCTGAACCTTGGTACAATCGAGTATATCACGCTGCCGAAACAAACTGTTGGAGACTTACGGTATCTTATGTATTTGATAGAACCGATATGTCCAACGGACTACAAGATGAAATTATAGAAGAAATAATGTCCGATTACTAAAAAGTACACGTTCCAAACCTTATAAATAAAGACAAGTAAACAAATTGTTTTTATAACGGGTATCATAGATGTCATCAGCAAATTACGAAGATATTACCATTAATCAAGGCACCGATGTTTCTGTAGAAATACATCTGGTGCATGACAGTGGTAGTACATATAACCTCACCAACCACAGCGTAGCTGCCAGTCTAAAACGCAGATATGCTGATTCCGCAAATGATCCCTTTACAGTTCAATTTAATGCCGTGGTTGTATCTCCATCAACTGATGGAATCATAAACCTATCTCTAACTAACACACAAACAGATGCGATGAAACCTCGTGGTCGATATGTTTATGATGTGGAAGTTTCCTATACCGATAGTGATAATAACGCAATCATTCAACGAGTCCTTGAAGGACAAGCCGAAGTTTCTCCATCGGCAACGAAATAATAAGGAAGGAACGTCAATAATGGCTGATAAAATCATTGTAAAAAAGGTAGTTGTCGGAACTCCTATTAAACGAGTGACCGCTGGTGCTTTCAGTATAGGAAACCTCGCTGGTGTAGATGTTACTGCCACGGAATCTGATGGTTCCATACTCGCATATAACAAACTTTCTGGTAAGTGGGAGATCACCAACTTACGAACCGATGCAAACATAAATCTCGATTTTGATAGTGCACAGAATAAGTACACATTTGGTTTTGACAATACTGCATTTACGGGTTCTTTAATTCCAGACTCGAACGAAGCATATGACTTAGGTAGTGCAACCAAGAGGTTCCGTGACATATACCTGAGTGGTAACACTATTGGTCTAGGAACACTATCACTGAAAGACAGTGGTGGTGACTTAATCATTGTTGATTCACAGAATAATAAACTCAACCTAGGCATATCTCTAAGTACAAACAACACAGCAATTATGTCCTTTGACAGTAATGCGGGTTCGTTTGTATTCAATGATTCAGATATTGCACGAACCAATATCAATGAGACGTTCCACCAAGGTGTAACTGTAGTTAACGGTGCGACTGTTGATAGTGCGACCATTACAAACATTGCAAACTCAGTCTTAACAGGTAAAGCTGCAACACTAGACAGTGCTGCAATTGGTAACCTTCTGGTAACTGGTAATACAATTCTTCAGGGTAACCTGACGATTACCGGAACAGAGACCGTAGTAAACACGGAAACGATTAACCTTGCTGACAACACAATCATCCTCAACTCAAACGCAACTGGTGCACCATCCCAGAATAGTGGTATTGAAGTTGAACGTGGTGACAGTGCTAACAAGAGTTTCTTATGGGACGAGACTAACGATTACTGGACATTAGGTAGTGAGAGTCTTGTAACTACTGGTAAAGTTCTATTCGGTAACATGTACAGTGCGGAAGGCGACTTACCTAGTGCATCAACCTATCATGGTATGTTCGCACACGTACATGGAACTGGTAAAGGTTACTTTTCACATGCGGGTGCATGGCACAAACTATTAGACGAAACATCGTCAACCACCGCAAGTTTAACCGAAGGGTCTAACTTATATTATACTCGTGCAAGATTCGACTCTGCATTGGGTGATGCAACATCTACCGCAAGTGTTCGTGGATATGTATCTGGAGATAAAGGTCTAGTATACAATTCATCTACGGGTGTGTTTGATATAGACTCTGCAAATATCAAAGGCATGTTCTCTGCTACTGGTGACTTAACATACAATAGTTCTACTGGTGCATTTTCGTTTGATGTAGAAGACGTATACACTAAAGTAAACTTTGATAGTGACCTTGGTGACGCATTGGTCGGTGGTACAGGTATCAGTTATGATAGTAGTGGTGATACAATCTCTATTACAAATACTGGTGTTGCTGCTGCGACCTATGGTTCTGCAACACAGATTCCGGTATTCACGGTAAACGCACAGGGTCAGTTAGACAGTGCGGGTTCTGTTGCGGTTGCGGGTGTAACATCATTTACATTCGACTCTTCGGACGGTGATATCTCAATCGGTACTGCCGATGGTGCAACATTCACTACACGAATTAATCTTAGTCCTTTCACGACAAGCACCCTGACAGAACAAGGTAACTTGTACTACACTGATGTGAGAGCAAGAAACTCCCAATCAGTTAACGATGCGGGTGGAGACGGTTCTCTTTCGTACAACACTTCTACTGGTGTATTAACCTATACTGGCCCAAGTGCTTCGGAAACAAGAGCACACTTCAGTGCTGGCGGAGACATGACCTATGATAGTTCAACTGGTCGTTTCTCGATTGATGTTGAACAGATTTATACCAAAGCAAACTTTGATTCCGACTTCCTTTCACGTCTAGTGACACAGATTGATAGTGCGGGTATTACTACTGCGACTATTGGCACACTCAATAACACAACCTTGGTAGGAAGTCAAGCAACCTTTGATTCTGCAACTATTACTACACTCACCAACACAAACATGGTGGGAAGTCAAGCAACCTTTGATTCTGCAAACATTACTGCACTTGGTGGTATCACTGGGTTTGATGCGACATCAACTTCTGCGGTACGTGGTCTATTCTCTGCGGGTGGAGACTTAACATATAACTCTTCTACTGGTCAATACTCCTTTGATGTTGAGACTGTATACACCAAAGCAAACTTTGATAGTGACCTAGGTGATGCGAATACAGCACAGTTACCCGAAGGAACCAACCTCTATTACACTACTGCTCGTTCTGATTCAGACTTTGATATTAGACTTGCTACCAAAACAACTGCTAATGTCACCGAAGGTTCAAACCTCTATTACACTACGGTTCGGTCGGACTCTGACTTTGATATTAGACTTGCAACCAAGTCCACAACCAACGTATCCGAAGGAAACAATCTTTATTACACTACCGCACGTGCTGACAGTGATGCAAAGGCATCTCTACTTGTTAACGATGCGGGTGGAGACGGTTCTCTCGCATACGATAGTGCGACTGGTGTATTTACTTACACTGGCCCAAGTGCAACAGAAGTAAGAGCGCATCTAACCGCAAACAAAGGTTTGTCGGTAACGTCTGGTGGTCAGTTTAACATTGACTCCGCAAACGTTAAGGGAATGTTCTCGGTAACCGATGCTGGTGGTGATGGTTCTCTATCCTATTCAAATGGTGTCATTACATATACTGGCCCAAGTGCAACCGAAGTAAGAGCACATCTTAGTGCGGGAACTGGTGTCACCTATTCGGGTGGTGCAATCTCTATCGGACAGGCAGTCGCAACTACTTCAAATGTACAATTTAATAATATTGATGTTGACGGATTTGTAGACCTCGGAAACACTAACGGAAATCCTGCTTATACCAAAGGTCGTATGTTCTATGATAGTGCTGCAGAAGCATTGTCTTACTATCCAACTAGTGCAAATGACGTTACTGTTAACATGGGTCAAGAATTCATTGTTAAAGTTAAGAACGTCTCTGGTGCCCAAATTAATAATGGGTCTGCGGTATACATTACTGGTGCCGAAGTTGGCAATGGAGACCATCCAACCGTAGCACTTGCTCGTGCAAACTCAGCTACTACCTACAAGGCAATAGGTCTTGCAACACACGACATCGTAAACAACGCACACGGTTTTATTACACAACTTGGTTTCGTTAACGATATGAATACTGCGGGATTCACTGCGGGTGCTACACTCTATGTATCTCCCGATTCCGCTGGTAAGATTACAACAACAAAACCTACTGGTTCAGATTTCCCATTCACGATTGGTTGGGTTATTAAGGGTGACTCTGCTGGCGCTGGTGGTAAAACACTTGTTCGTCCATCATCTGAGACATTTGATAATGTTCGGTCAACTCTGGACATAGTTGCGGATAGAAAAATAACTGCGGATAGTGCTGAATTCAATCTAGTGCAGATGTCAAACTCTGAGTACACTGGTGCGGTTGTTCCAACGTTGCGTGAAGGTAACCTGTTCTACATGAATGGCCCTGACGCACTAGCGTATCAGAATGCTGACGTAACTATAAAACTTTCTCAAGATGATGTTACTCGTGTATATAACAACAGTGGTACTAGTATCGCAAAGGGTAAGGCAGTATACGTATCTGGCGCATCCAATGACTTCCCTACCATTGCACTTGCAAGGGCGAATGCGTTCTCTACTGTTCAAAACACACTTGGTCTTACTGCACACGTAATTGCAAACGGTGCCTTTGGTTTCGTAACAACTCGTGGTCTGTTTGGTGGTCTTAACACTGCGGCATTTTCTGCGGGTAATAGAGTACACGTATCCGCTGATTCTGCGGGTGAGTTGGTAACTGCCACCCCAGTATTCCCCAACTACGCATATGAGATTGGTACAGTACTTGTTGCTGACTCCGCTGGTGCTGGTGGTGGTGTAGGTGGTTGTATTCAGGTTGACCTGAAAGCAGAAGTATTTGAAACAGTACGAGTTGATGGTGTATCAAGATTCGATGGTAATGTAACTATCGCAGGTAACTTGAACATCCTTGGTTCCGAGTCTAAGACTTCGGTTGCCACTCTTGCGGTTGGTGACCAGTTCATCTCTGTACAAGAAGGTGACACAATCACTACTGCACTACGTGCTGGTGACTCAGGTGTCAACAACGTACTCTTTAAGGATCATTATAAGGGTGACGATACACAAACATACTTTGTACAAATCTACGATGCGGATAGTGCTGCTGCGGGTGATGTCATTCGATGGGGTCTTGACTCTGCGAATGGTGGGCCGGGCATTGGTGCGTTCAAACACGTAGGATTCGATTCTGCGGGTGGAGACTCTGATTGGAACTTGAAGACTAATGGTCTAACAAACATTCCACTTCGTTTCAATATTACTCTAGATGTTGGTACAGACAACGGTCACGATAGTGGTGACGTATGGAAAGGTGCCGCTGCACCACTTAACGAAGACTTTGGTTTCTTTGGTAACTACAATACGGGTTCACAACCCTTTACTCATGCGGGTATGTTCTATGATGCATCCGCAACTAAGTTTAAGTTCTTTGATAGATACGACCTTGATATCGCAGGAAACGTAAACACTAGTGGTGGTAACTTTGCACTAGGTGATGTGGAAGCTGCATCCTTTACTGGTGCCTTGACTGGTGCGGTAACTGGTAATGCCTCTACCGCAACACTCCTACAGAATGCAAGAACCATTGCAATCAATGGTGATGTGACTGGTACTGCAACCTCATTCAACGGTGGTTCATCTATCAGTATCGCAGCAGCGATTACTTCAGACACAATCATTAACGCAGATATCAAGTCCGATGCCGCAATTGTAGACACTAAACTTGCTACAATCGCTACTGCGGGTAAGGTAAATAACTCTGCAACAACTGCTACTGCCGCAAACACTGGGTCTGCAATCATTGCCCGTGATGCGAGTGGTAACTTTGCGGGTGGTACATTCACTGGTGAAGTCAACCGTGATGCACAAACTACAGTAACCGCAGGAATATATGGTTCCGCAACTGCAATCCCTGTCCTCACTATCGACTCAAATGGTTTTGTTGACAGTGCAGGAACGATTGGTGTATCTGGTATCACTGGGGTAACATACGACTCAAGTAATGGTAATCTTACTATCGCAACAAGCGGAGATGACTTTGTTGATAACATTAACCTAAGTCCATTCACTACTGCGAACTTGGCCGAGAACACCAATCTCTACTACACCAACGCAAGAGCAAGAGCATCTATCGCAGGTCGTAACGGACTCGCATATAATGCTTCTACTGGTGTGATGGATATTGACTCTGCGAATGTTAGAGGAATGTTTAGTGCAAGTGGTCAACTTGCTTACAACTCAAGTAGTGGTGCGTACACATTTACTAACAGATCAAATGCCGACACATTGACCGCAATCAAAGCAGTGGATGGTGCCTCAAGTGGTTTGGATGCGGACTTGTTAGATGGACAACACGGTGCACACTACCGCATCAACGTATACAATAACGCAGGTTCGTTGTTAAACTAAGGATAAATAGATAAATGTCACAATACAATAGAATAACAAGTCGATCCCAGTTTGTCGATTACTGTCTCCGTAGATTGGGACACCCCGTGATCGAAATCAACGTGGACGATGAACAAATTGAAGACCGTGTTAACGATGCGTTACAACTGTTTGGTGAATACAATGGTGAGGGTAGTTACCGAATTTACGTTACAATCACCATAACAGCTGCAATGGTAACTAGAGGTAGTATTGATTTCGATTTGGACGAAGGGGTACTACCGTCAGGTATAAACCCAGATGACATATTGAGTATTTTGCGAGTACTTCCGTTTGACACTTCATCTAGTAGCACTAGTTTCATGGACGCTAAATATCAAATGCGTCTTAATGATATTCATGGTATGCAAAATGGTCTGGCTGACATTGCGGGTTACGAACAAATGCAACAGTACCTGAGTCTCATTGATATGAAACTGACGGGTACTCCACAGATTCAATGGACAAGACAGGGTAACGCCTTACAGATATTTGGTGATCTTGGTGGAACTGGAGACCTCAAGGCTGGTAAATCAATCGTGGCTGAAATGTATGTTGCGACAAGTGCCAACGCTAATGGTAAACTATATAATAATATATTCCTGAAAGAATACGCAACCGCACTCATAAAAGAACAGTGGGGTGCAAACCTTATTAAGTTTGAAGGAATGGTACTGCCTGGCGGTGTTCAACTTAATGGTAGACAAATTTACGAAGATGCCAAATCGGAAATCGAAGTTATTCGTCAACGCATATATAATGAGTATGATACCCCACCAGACTTCTTTGTAGGATAACATAATGGCAACGAACCCGTATTTCAAACAAGGTGTTCGTTCTGAACAAAACGTCTACGAGGACATCATAATTGAAGCCCTCCAGATGTATGGACAGGATGTATATTACCTCCCACGAGAAATCGTTAACAAGGATTCAATCTTTCTTGATGACATCCCGTCACGTTTTGGTTCTGCATACAAGATAGAAATGTATATCGAGAACACCGAAGCGTTTGATGGAGAGGGAGACTTATTCACCAAATTTGGAATCGAACTCCGAGACCAAGCAAACTTCATCGTCTCTAGAAAGAGATGGAAACAACTTGTCGGTGCACGTCTAGCGGAAACGGCAAACTTCCGTCCACGTGAAGGTGACCTAATCTTCTTGTCATTGTCCAAGTCTATCTTCGAGATTCGTAAGGTAGAGACTGAGAGTCCATTTTTCCAGTTACAAAATCTTCCCACGTTCCGTATGCAGTGTGAACTGTTTGAATACAGTGACGAAGACTTTGATACTGATGTTGTTGATATTGACATGGTGGAAGGTGAAGGTGCATTCCAATACTCCTTGACACTCGACTCCTCTGGTTTATACAACAACCTTGCTGGCACAACTGGTACTAGTTTCACGATTGGTGAACAGGTATTGCAGACTTTCACTGGATATGACATGGTAGGTGAAATTACTCGTTGGAGTGATTCTGACAACACCTTACATATCGGACACGCAGGTGCAACTGATGGTAAGTATCATGTTTTCGTAACAGGCAGATCGGTTACCGGACAATCTTCTGGTAGGGTTGCTAAACCTACTCTTGTTGCAGAATTACAAGAGATTCAGAAAGACGCACAGAACAAAACCTTTAATGACTTCGAAGCCGACTTCCTCGACTTCTCTGAGTCCAATCCGTTCGGAGACTTGTAATGTTTGGAACATGGTTTTATCATAAGAGAGTAAGAACTGCGGTATCTGTATTTGGGTCGATGTTCAACAACCTACACGTCCTCCGTCACAATAGTGCGGGGGAGACAGTATCACAGGTTAAAGTACCTCTGTCATATGCACCAAAGAGAAACTTCATCTCACGTTTGGATGAGATGAGTAAGGGTGAGGATGCAGAACGTAGGGTTGCTATTAAGTTACCTCGTATGTCGTTTGAGATTACAAACATGGCATATGACCCGTCACGACAGTTACCCAAGGTAAACAAAATCTCTAAAGCAAGTAATGAGATAACTAAACGACAGAAGATTTACACATCTACTCCGTATACAATCTCGTTTCAGTTAAACATCTATGCAAAATCACAGGACGATGCGTTACAACTTGTTGAACAGATTCTACCATATTTTGCACCACAGTACACCGCAACGATTAAACCCTTTGCAGATATTCCTACACTAACCGAAGATGTTCCTATCTCTATGTCGGGCATAACCTTCCAAGATGATTACGAGGGTTCGATAGAACAACGTAGGACTATTATATATACATTAGACTTCGAAATGAAAATTGCGTTATATGGGCCCGAAGGGACTGGTGAGATTATTCGTGATGTCCGAAACAACTTCTTCTTACAAGAAACTGGATTACGGGACAGTGACACATATCTCAAGACGCAGAAGATTACTCCGAATCCATCTAGTGTTGCTGCGGACAGTGACTATGGATTTACTACAGTAGACTTGGATAGCAGTGGATAATATATGAGTGATACAAGTAACGATAAGAATATCAAAGATGACTATACTACTTCCCGTGAAACCTATCACGATATAATCGAGAAGGGTAAGGAGAGTATGGAGTTGATGATTGAGGTGGCACGTGAGAGTGAACACCCCCGTGCTTTTGAAGTACTATCTGGTATGATGAAGAACATGGCAGATGTCACTGACAAACTGATGGACTTGAATAAGAAACACAAGGAAATCAACCAGACCGATGAACCCAAACAAATTGGTGGTACAACTACCAATAACCTGTTCGTAGGAACTACTACAGACCTACAACGACTTATACAGAATGAAAAACAAGTGGATACCATAATAGATGTTGAAGTCAACCCCGAACAGGAATGAATCCTATCTAGGTAACATTAATGTTAAGCGTGATGGAGTTCAACATAGTTTTACCGAATGGGAAATCAAAGAATACTTAAAGTGTTCGAGTGACCCTGTATACTTCTGTAAGAATTATCTAAAAGTAATCTCTCTGGATGACGGGTTAGTGCCGTTTGACTTGTATCCATATCAAGAGACGATGTTTGACCACTTCAATAACAACCGATTCTCTATCGTACTTGCGTGTAGACAGTCAGGTAAATCAATCAGTTCGGTTGGTTACATACTCTGGTTTGCGGTCTTCCACAGTGAGAAGGTCATTGCTGTACTTGCGAACAAAGGTTCTACTGCAAGGGAGATGTTGGGTCGTGTCACACTCATGTTGGAGAACCTTCCGTTCTTCCTTCAGCCAGGAACTAAGGCACTCAACAAGGGTTCTATCGAATTCAGTAACAACTCACGTATCATTGCCGCATCTACCTCTGGTAGTTCTATTCGTGGTATGTCGGTTAACCTATTGTTCCTAGATGAGTTTGCGTTTGTTGAACGTGCAAATGAGTTCTACACTTCTACCTATCCTGTTATCTCTGCGGGTAAAGATACTAAGGTTATCATTACATCTACCGCAAATGGTATCGGTAATACGTTCCATAAGATATGGGAAGGTGCGGTACAGAAGGTAAATGACTTCATTCCGTTTACAGTGAACTGGTATGATGTGCCGGGCCGAGACGAGGCATGGAAGAAACAGACGATAGGTAATACATCCCAATTACAGTTTGACCAAGAATTTGGCAATACTTTCTTTGGAACAGGTGACACCCTAATTAATGCCGAGACACTATTGGGGTTTCGTGCATCAAACCCTTCGTCTCATCGTGAAGGGGGTGACTTCTTAATATATGACAATCCAGAACAAGAACACGAATATGTTATGTGTGTGGACGTATCAAAAGGAAGAGGTCAAGATTATTCTACGTTTAACGTAATCGACATTAGCACAAGACCTTTCAAACAGGTTGCCGTCTATCGCAATAATACTATTTCTCCATTACTCTTTCCTAATATTATATATAAGTATGCAAATTTCTACAATGAGGCATATGTTGTTGTTGAATCAAACGACCAAGGTACGGTTGTGTGTAATGGACTGTATCAAGACCTAGAGTATGAGAACCTTCATATGGAGTCCGCAGTCAAGGCAGACCGAATTGGCATAGAGATAAATAGGAAGACCAAGAGACTTGGTTGTTCTTCTATCAAGGATATACTAGAAGAGAAGAAGTTGAGTATCGTTGATGAGAATACCATCATGGAGATATCAACCTTTACTTCAAGAGGTCAGTCATACGAAGCATCTGATGGTAACCACGATGACCTGATGATGAATCTTGTTATGTTCGGATACTT